CAGTAACAAACCTTCTATAATAGTAGCAGGTAAAAATTGGGAAAGAGAGTCCGAAAGGGCTCTCTTTTTCCTTTTGTGTCATATAAATATTAGAAACTCCACAGGATTACTACATGGCAACTACACAATGGGATTTACGTCAACCAGATATGTTGGACTTTCTTCGTCCAAATGGTTTCTATTTTCTTGTACAAAATCTACCACAAGTAACATATTTCTGCCAGGCAGCTAACATTCCAGGTATCAATCTGGGTTATGCCATTCAGCCAACACCATTCATCAACATCCCTAAGCCAGGTGAAAAGATTGACTTTGGTGAATTGACCATTAAGTTTCTTATTCAAGAAACCATGGCCAACTACATTGAACTATACAATTGGATTATTGCTTTAGGATTTCCTGAAAGCCACACACAATTTCAAAGTCGTTTTGGTGGTGCATCCACCATCACACCAGAAGGAAATGTGTCCAGTACAGGAGCTCGTCCTGGATTAAGAACCACAGATGCTGCTGAATATAGTGATGCCACATTGTTGGCATTGGATAGCAATTACAATCCGGTTGTGGAATTCACATTTAAAGATTGTTTTCCTGTAGGATTAACTGGTATTGAATTTGACGTATCAACTGGTGATACTCAATACTTTGCTGCTCAAGCCGTGTTTAGATACAGAATGTTCACTATAACATCATTGGCTTGACAAATAAGGTAAAGTAGTTTATAATTGTAGTATGTGAGGAGGTTATATGAAACTACAAGAAATTCAGGCTATGTGGGCAGAAGATTGTAAAGTGGATCAAACCAATCTTGGTCGCTCTGCTGCCCGAGTACCAGAACTACACGCAAAATATTTAAATATGTTAACTTCGGTTCGCCTACAATTTCGTAAGGCTGAAGCCGATTATCTTCGTTTACGCAAGTTGAAGTTTCGTTACTATCGTGGTGAATTGTCCAAAGAAGAATTAACTGAATTGGGGTGGGACCAGTACTTAAACAATCGCCCATTAAAGAATGAAATGGATGAGGTTATGACTACAGATGATGACATCATTCAAATCACAGACAAAGTGGAATACATCAAAACGGTTCTATATCAACTAGAACAAATATTGAAAAGCATCAATAGCAGAACCTGGGATATAAAGTCTGCCATTGAATGGTACAAGTTCACGAACGGTGGCTTGTGAGTACTGTTACGATAAATAAAAAAGATGAAGTGTATCTTCGTGTAGATGCCGACCCGGATGTTCTACTAGAGATGAATGACTTCTTCACCTTTGCTGTACCTGGCGCACAATTCACACCTCAGTATCGTGCAAAACTTTGGGATGGAAAAATTCGTTTGTTGAGTTTGTTTACCAAAGAATTGTATGTGGGATTATCTTCTTATGTCGAAGAATTTTGTAAAAGAAACGGCTATGCATTTGTTAACAAGTGTCGGCCTGTCTCTGATGTCGGTGATGTTGCTTCGTTTATTGCTTCTCTGAACTACCACTCAAACGGCAAGCCAGTAAACATTCGGGAATATCAAGCTGACGCTGTTCAAGAAGCAATTAAAACGGGACGAACACTTCTGTTATCTCCAACAGCAAGTGGTAAAAGCCTTATCATTTACACATTAGTGCGTTGGCATCAACAACATAATCGTAGGCAACTCATCATTGTTCCCACCACAAGTCTTGTGGAACAAATGTATGGAGATTTTGCCGACTACGCCACAGGATCTGATTGGAAGGCGTCCGAGAATTGCACTCGCATCTATTCAGGTAAAGAGAAAATCACCAACGTGCCTGTGGTGATTTCCACTTGGCAAAGCATCTACAAGATGCCTAAGAGTTTCTTTGAAAACTTTGATGTCATTTATGGAGATGAGTGTCATTTATTCAAGGCGAAATCCTTATCATCCATTTTACATAAGTGCACCAAGGCACCGTATAAGATTGGCACCACAGGCACACTTGATGGCACCAAGACACACAGGTTGGTTTTGGAAGGATTGTTTGGTGCTGTGTACAAGGTGACAAGCACCAAGAAGTTGATGGATGAACATCAATTGGCAGACTTGAAAATTCGATGTGTGACATTAGATTACACAGATGAAGAAAAACAATTGTGTAAGAAGTTTAGTTATCAAGAAGAAATTGATTGGTTGGTAACGCATCCAAAGCGAAACAAGTTCATTCGTAATCTAGTATTGGATCAAAAGGGTAACACTTTGGTGTTGTTTCAATATGTAGAGAAACATGGTGAACCATTATATGATATGATAAGTGAAAAGTTGGAAGATGGGAGAGATTTATTCTTTGTTCACGGTGGTGTTGAGGCAGGAGATAGAGAGCAAGTTCGTGCCATCACAGAAGAATCCACGAATGCCATCATCTTGGCTTCATACGGAACATTCTCGACAGGCATAAATATTAGAAACCTCCATAACATTGTGTTTGCCTCACCTACAAAATCTCGTATCAGAAACTTACAAAGTATTGGTCGTGGATTGCGTTTAGGTGAACAAAAAACAAGTTGTAAGTTATATGATATAGGTGATAACTTATCATGGAAGTCGCATAAAAATTACACATTATTGCATCTAATTGAGCGAGTGAAGATATACAATGAAGAAGGGTTTGATTATAAACTTCTCACGGTACCTTTAAATGCATAATCTCGAAGATGGATATTTCAAGATTGTAAAATTGAAAACGGGTGAAAACATCTTGTGTAACATGGAACGAGATGTGAAGTCTACTGCTGCTGAAACACATCTTCATTTAACTATCCCTGTTCAAGTAGTTCCCATGAAAGAAACTAGAAAAGGGAATCATGTAATAGGTGAAAGTTTCATGCTTCGTCCTTGGATGGGATTAAGTGATGGTGAAGAATTCACAATCAGCACAGATGTGGTGTTGACTATTGGTGATATGAAACGTGAAGTGAAAAAGCAATATGTCACCTATGTTACGCAAGCCAAAGAAAGCCGACAAAAGTTTTTAGAACAAGAAGAACGGTCTGATGCAGTTAATGATTTGCTGCGTGAAGTGAATAACGGTGATGTTCGCATCATTGAACTTGATGATTATCATGGAGAATATTATGGCGAAGAAGAAGGAAGAGAGTAAACATTACATTGACAACAAGCAATTTTTAGCTGCACTTGTTGAATATAAAAAGGAAGTGAACCGAGCTAAACGACACAATGAAGAACGTCCTCAGGTTCCGGATTACATTGGTGATTGTTTCATTAAGATTGCCAATCATTTGGCATACAAGAGCAATTTCATCAATTACAGCTTCCGAGAAGATATGATTCTGGATGCCATTGAGAATTGTCTTATCTACATGGACAATTTTGATCCAAAGAAATCAAGTAATCCATTTGCCTATTTCACGCAAATCACCTACTATGCATTTTTGCGTAGAATTCAAAAAGAAAAGAAGCATCTACAAACCAAATATCGGTACATTGAATCCTTGGACATTGAAGGATTGATTCGTCAGGCACATGATGAAGGAAGTTATGATAATGGTTTCATCAAGTATTTGAAACAACAAGCTGATGCCGCTCAATTGGAATTGAGTGAGAACAAGAAAGATAAGAAGATGACCAGAAAGCCTAAGTATCTCCAGAAATTGGATGATGATGTGGTCATTGATGAGGCACAGCACATTGATGTGTTAAGTGTGGATGAATCCATTGAAACAGGTGAAATTGAATACGAATAAACGTTGACAAGCTCCTAAATAGTTATTAGTTTATAATGTGACCTGTGAGGTGTATATGCGATATTCAGAAATTTTCTATTCATTCCAAGGCGAGGCCGAACTGGCGGGGACACCTGCTGTCTGGCTTCGTTTCTTTGGTTGCAATTTAAATTGTGAAGGATTTGGACAAAAGAATCCAACTGACCCTTCAACATATCAACTACCATACAAAGACTTCAATGTGGATTCTGTTAAGACCATTGAAGAACTTCCTGTATGGTCTTTTGGTTGTGATTCATCTTATTCATGGTCACAGCGATATAAACATTTGGCACATGATGCCTCGGTGTCTGAGGTTGCTGACCGACTGATAGAAGCTAATAAAAGCAAACATAATCCCGAAGGCTTGTTCACACATCCAGTCACAGGTCAAGATGTGATGTTGTGCTTCACTGGTGGTGAACCAATGTTACAACAAAAGGCGATGATGGAGATTCTAATTGAATTGTCCGTGCGTGGAAATATGCCGAAGATTGTAACGGTGGAAACCAATGCCACAAAGCCATTATCAGATGAACTTCGTAGATTCATTGCCACAGATTTTCGATTCATGGGCGGGAAGCGTTGGCACTGGTCCATGAGTCCTAAGTTGTTCACTGTATCAGGTGAAAAAGATGTGGTGATTCCAGAAGTGATTCGTGATTATACATTCAGCATGGCAACTACAATTTTAAAGTTTGTATGTAATGGAACGAAAGAATGTTGGAATGAACTTGACAGAGAAATGGAACGTGTTAGATTTCTTTGTAGGCAATTCACACCTCACGTTTGGGTGATGCCTGTTGGCGCCACCAAGGATGCTCAAGAGGATCCTTATATTGGTGATTTGTGCATTGAAGCAATGAATCGTGGTTACAATGTTGCCACACGAAATCATTGTTATGTCTTTGGCAACATTATTGGGAGATAATATGAAATCACAGCAGCGATATAACGCAAACGCCATTCGCAATGCTTTGGGGAAGTGCGACCCAGAGCTTGGACAAAAGGTCCATAAGCATCTTCAATCTCTTGGCGTGGAAACACCTACTATTCAGTCGGGTGAATATGCTGACAAGAAGGTGAAGAAGATTGAAAAGCACTTTACAGGCATCATGGAAACACTTGGCATGGACTTGACTGATGACAGCCTTCAAGATAGTCCCGCTCGTGTTGCCAAGATGTTTGTGAATGAATTGTTTTGGGGATTGGATCCTGCCATGTTCCCGAAGTGTACCGCCATTGAAAACAAGATGGGGTATGACGAGATGGTGTTGGAAAAGAACATCACAGTCACTTCATGCTGTGAGCATCACTTCGTTACCATTCATGGTGTGGCTCACGTAGCATATATCCCACGTAAGAAGGTGTTGGGTCTTAGCAAGTTGAATCGTGTTGTGGAATATTTCTCACGCCGTCCACAAGTCCAGGAACGTTTGGCTGAACAAATTTATCATGCACTTGCCTTCATTCTGGAAACAGATGATGTGGCTGTGGTGATTGATGCTGAGCATTTCTGTGTAAAGGCACGTGGTGTGGAAGACCCTCACTCCAACACCATCACAAGCAAGTTGGGTGGTGCCTTCAAGGCGGATCCGGCTCTTCGCGCCGAGTTCATGCATCTCATCAAGTAACATGGCGTTCAATGATGATGTGAACGTGATGTTGGATTTGGAAACAATGAGTACTGAATCCAACGCCGCCATCTGCTCCATTGGTGCAGTAAAGTTTTCCATTGATGAGGGCATCTTGGATAAGTTTTATTGCACCGTGGATGCAGCAGATTGCAAGAAGCATGGATTAAACATTTCTGCTGACACCGTTCAATGGTGGGCAAAGCAACCAAAAGAAGTTCTTGAAATGTTACGCAACGATAACATCCCACTACAACAAGCACTCACAAACTTTTCTAAATGGTATGGCGTGAAAGGAATGCCTACATGGGGATGTGGTGCGGGATTTGATAACGTCATCATTGAAAACGCCTACAAGGCGGTTGGGATGAAACGTCCTTGGACACCTTGGTTGGATCGCTGTTATCGAACCATTAAAGAAGTGATTGTTCTTCCCTTTGAAGATAGAACAGGCACGTACCATAACGCATTGGATGATGCCATTTATCAGACCAATCATCTGATTAAATTATTCCGGAGTTGATATGAAATTTGAATATGTTGCATCAGGATTATCATTTCTTCGTGTGAGATTTAAGGAGTCACACTCTGGAACAACTGCTGCTCGCTTGAATGATATTTGGGCATTGCTTCGTGGCAAGCATAATCATGAGTTTTCTTTTCTGTATAATGCTTTTATTGAAAAGGAATTTGGTGAGTTTTTCAAGGGTGTGTATCGTGGCAAGGGTGTGAATCAAATCTACGCCGACTCAGGTGGTCTGCAAATGATTACACTAGGCAAGACCATCACACCACAATTGAAACAAGAAGTGTATAACAATCAAGGAAATTATTCTGATTGTGCCATGAGTTTCGATGAGATTCCTGTGTCATTGAAGTCCACACGTTCATCACGGTCCGATACATCAAGCAAATATTTTGATAGAGAAAAGTTTGAATGGTGTGCTCGTGAATCTGGAAAGAACATTCGTGACCAGATTGAAACATTCTTGAAGATGAAGTCGGAAGCACGTCCGTTCTTTATTGCACAAGGCAATGATTTGGAAAGTTATGTTCGATGGACAGAGTTGGCAATGAAAGAAATTCCCAAGGAACTTCATGAACGTATCGGTGGTGTGGCATTGGGAGCTGTGGCTTTGGGTACAGGTACACTTGAAGATTGTAAGCGAGCATTTTATTATACGCAACTTCCGCTTTCGCAAACAACACATCATTTCCATTTGTTGGGTGTGGGTTCTGTTTCACGATTGCTTCCCGTAATTGCCATGCAGAATCATCCAGTGTATCAAGATACTTTGATTAGCTATGATAGCACAACTCATACATCAGGTGTGCAGATGGGAAGATATTATGGTCCCGACTTTCAATGGATTACTCCAGGTCGTTTGTTCCGAGATGATGAAGGCAAGTATCAAACAGAAAACGGTGGTCAAGGTGCAGAAGATTACAAGTTCATCAATGCTGATGTACGAAAGTATGTGAAAGATTACATTGTGGATGATGACTTC